TACTCCTACCATGATAGCAAGTTGTTTCTGTTGCAAACCCGCCTTCACGCGCAATTCCCGAATGATGTTTTCCATACAATCATCCCTAAAAAATTATACAGCGTTTAGCTTAAAACCGCAACGCTATAAATTAATCTAAAACATCATGAAAAGTTTATTTACCTCTTGCGTTTTAGCTGAATTTAGCGTATAATGAGCATGCCCGATGGAAAGGAGGACTTGAATGGCAAACAAAGTGCGGGATATCCGCAAGATCAAAGGCATGACCCTCGCGGAGGTTGCTGCGAGCGTTGGGTGCAGCATCCCGTTCCTAAGCGACGTGGAGCTGAACCGGCGCGGCGCGAAGCCAGAGACCTGGAAGAAGATCGCGGACGCGCTGGGCGTGAAGGTGGAGGAACTGCATGAAGTACCTGACAATTAACGCCGCCGCCGAAGCCCTCGGGGTTTCCGTCAACACGGTCCGCGGCCTTCTGCCGAAACTGCGGGCCGTGGATCTGAGGCGAGGCCAGGGCAAGAACCGGCTGATCCGCATCCCGGAGGACGGGATCACCGAATACCTCCGGGAGTGCGAGATCAGGGCGCCTGCCCCGGTCCGGGAGATCACAGTGAATAAGCCGTTCAGGCTGGAAAGGAGGAGAGTTTAGTGTGGAACACCGAGAGCATCTGGACCAGGATCGGAAAGGCCTTCGAGGGTCTGACCTGGCTCTTCGCCGGGATCTTCGGCGGCCTGATCATCGGGATGCCGCTGTGGATGATCCTGCTCGGCTGGATCTGAGAGAGCCGCAGCCATGGCAGTACATGACACCTGCAGAGTTGTACGCCTACATCGGAACCATGCAAAAAGATCGCTGACGTCTGCATCCGTCAGCGATCAGGGGTGAAGGATTGGTTTGCCGCTAATCTCTTCGCCCCATTCTACCACAAACGAGGAGGAAACACAATGGGGAACATCACGAAAAAGTCCATCGCGGGCCTGAGCCATGAGGAATGGCTCGCGCTGCGCAAGGAGACCATCGGCGGGAGCGAGGTCAGCGCCATCGTCAGCCTGAACCCCTACGCCAGCGCCTACAGCCTGTGGGCGGAGCGCACCGGGCGGACGCCCGCCTTCGAGGGCAACCTCCGCACCCGCATCGGCGAGGCGCTGGAGGACACGGTCGCGCGGCTCTTTGAGGAGACCAGCGGCATCCGCGTCCAGCGCACGAACTTCATCTGGTACAACACGGACTTCCCGCACATGCACGCCAGCCCGGACCGGCTGTCCGTCAGCGGCAAAATCGGCCTGGAGATCAAGACGACCAGCGCCTTCAACTGGGACAAATTCCGGGGCGAGGAATTCCCGGCGCAGTATTACGCCCAGGCCGTGGATTACATGGCGATTCTGGAATATAAAGAGTGGTACATCGCGGTTCTGATCGGGAACCACGCGCTGAAGATTTATCAGCTGGTCCGGGACGAGAGCATTCCGCGCCCCGAATGGGTCGATGGTCGGCTGTACGTGGAGGAGGGCGAGATCACGGCCCTGCGGGACGCCGTGCAGGGCTTCTGGACCTGCCTCGAGACGGACACCGCCCCCGGCATCGACGGCTCCGAGGCCACCACAGAGACGCTGGAGGAGGTTTACCCGATGGATGACGCGGCGGAGCCGATGACCTTCTTCGGGCGGGACGGCCTGGTGGAGGAATGGTTCAGCATTGCGGAGCAGGCGAAGGCCCTGGACGCCCGCAAGGCCGAGATCAAGAACATCCTGTGCGCGGACATGGGCAGCGCCTACGAGGGCATCTGCGGCGACCACAAGGTCACCTGGAAGGAACAGACCCGCAACACCTTCGACCACAAAAAGGCCGTCAAGGACCACCCGGAGCTGGCTGTGTACTACAAGCAGAACGTTTCCCGCGTGTTTACGATCAAATAAGGAGGTAAAACCATGACAAACGCCATTCAGAACGCCGTCGCGAAGAGCGGCAGCACCGCCGTCAGCGCGGCCCCAAACCCGCAGAAGACCATGAAGGACCTGATCAACAAAATGCAGGGGGAGATCGCGAAGGCGCTGCCCAGCGTGATGACGCCGGAGCGCTTCACCCGGATCACGCTCTCCGCGCTGAGCAACAACCCGCAGCTGGCCGAGTGCACGCCGTCATCGTTCCTGGGCGCGATGATGACCGCTGCGCAGCTGGGCGTGGAACCGAACACGCCCTTGGGCCAGGCCTACCTCATCCCCTACAAAAACAACAAGAAGGTCACCGGCCCGGACGGAAAAACGCAGTGGGTTACGCAACTGGAGTGCCAGTTCCAGCTTGGCTACAAGGGCATGCTCGACCTGGCCTACCGCTCCGGCGAGATCAGCGTGATCCAGGCGCACACGGTGCACGAGAACGACACCTTTGAGATCGAGTTTGGCCTGGAAGCGCGCCTGATCCACAAGCCGAAAATGGACGGCAACCGCGGGAAGCCCGTCGCCTACTACGCGATGTTCAAAACGAAGGACGGCGGCTACGGCTTCGAGGTCATGAGCGTCGAGGACGTCAACGAGCACGCGCGGAAGTTTTCAAAGGCCTTCGGCAACGGCCCCTGGCAGACGAATTTCGACGAGATGGCGAAGAAGACCGTGCTCAAAAAGGTGCTGAAATACGCGCCGCTCAAGAGCGACTTCGTCCGCGGCATCAGCCAGGACGAGACGATCAAGACGGAGATCGCCGACGACATGAGCATGGTTCCGTCCGTGCTCGAGGTCGAGGGCGAGGTTGTGGACAGCGAGACCGGAGAGGTCCTGAGCGACACGGCAAAGGAGTAATACATGGCGGCGTCCCGGAAGCCTGCACGGATTTCCGGGACGCCGCAGAAAGGAAATGCAATGCAAAGCAAATTGAGCAGCTGCCCGTTCTGCGGGAGCGACAACGTTTATCTCAAATATAACGGCGCAAAGCACGGGCGGTTCTACTATGTCGAGTGCGCAATCTGCGGAGGCCGGACGAGAGGCATCTGCAGGCCGTATACCGACATCCCTGGAGGCAACGAGCCGGACGAACACGAATGGGACTGCATGGCGGCGATCAACGCCGAAGTGCTCTGGGAGAGAAGGGCGAATCGTGGCTAATCGGATCATCAGAGAGAGCATCAGAACGAGCGACAGTATCGACCAGCTCTCCTGGTTTGAGGAATGCATGTTCTATCGCCTGATCGTAACCTGTGATGATTACGGCTGCATGGACGCGAGACCAAAGATTCTGGCAAGCGCGCTGTTCCCCCTGAAGGACATTCGGGTCAAGACCATTGAGGATGCACTCCGTAAGTTTTCCACGCTTGAACTGGTGACCCTCTACGAGGTAGGCGGGAAGCCCTTCCTGCGTCTGAAAACCTGGGACAGGCATCAAAGGGTGCGCGACTCGAAGCACAAATATCCCACTCCTGACGGGGAAACGGCGAATGGCGGCGAACCGCCGCAGTCTGCGGCAACTTGCGGCAACTCGCGGCAACTCGCGGCGAATGGCGGCGAACCGCCGCAGTCTGCGGCTCGCGCGCGCGCGGAATCCTTATCCTTATCCTTATCCGAATCCCAATCCGTATCCCAATCCGTTGAACACACACACAATATACAGCAGGAAGGTAACGCGCGCGCGCGCACGCGCGAGGGAGCATGGTTTGACCCTGAACACCCGGACGAGGAATGCGATTCCGGCTGGCTGTCCGAGAAGAGCCGCCCGGCCATCGCCCAGCGGATCATGGATTGGGCTTGCAGGCGTGATGGATTTGACACGACCCCGGAGGAGGATGAGTACGGCATGATTGGCGCGTCGCTCCTGGGCATGATCACCGGTGCTATGGCATTCGGCATCCATCCTGCGGAGATCACCAAGGCCCTGCAGCCTCTTGGCAGCATCACCGCCTGCGAGCGCAGGGTGGCCGGGTTGATCGAGGAGCACGCCGGGATCAACGGATTAAAACTTGTCAGCCCGGAATGGGGAGACCGCGCGTGGGATGATTACAAGAACGAGATGAAAAGCGCTGTAGCGCAAGCGTGAGGAGTGAAAAACCATGGAAGAGCAGAAAATCCTTTTCGCAGACCTTTTCCGCCTGCTGGGCGGGATTAAGGACGAACTCAAAACCGCGCAGAAAGACATCGGCACTCTGCTCGACGGCGGGGACTGGGAGGCCATCACCATGCGCGTCAACAGCATTGCATCCGAGGCGCAGTTGATCCAGAGCATGGCGAAGTACATGACGGATAACATCAGCCTTTTCCTTGAAAACGGCCCCTATCCGGGCCAGAGCGCGGGCATCCTCCCGCTGGAGAGCCTTACGGCGGAGGCGCGGAGATGACGCTTAAAGAGTTCGAAGCCGAGCCGGGGAAGATCCCGCTGCATGAGTTTCTGGCCCTGTGCCACCGCTGGACGGAGCGTGTCCGCATCCGGGTGGTGATGGGTGACGGCTGGCTCAAATTTGAGGAGGCCGCGCACCTGGGCGGCGAATGGGTGCTGACGGATAACGCCTTCGCCGAGGAGGACGGGAAGTGGCCGGAGCTTGAACGGCTCCTGAAATATTACGCGGACGCGCCTGTGTGGAACATTGTGGCGAGGCTGTTTCAGCCGTTTACCCATCTGATGAACAGGAAGTACGGGAAGACCGGGGATCTGGTAGGAACCGTGATCGAAGCGCACGTCCATTACGAGGATATCCGGGAAGGCTACCTCGCGGAGAAGGACGCGATCCGGCGAAGGAAGCGCCGCGAGTACAGACAGCGGGCGAAAGAGAGGGCTAAGGCAAATGACGAACCGTGAATTTCTGATCGCCGTCCTGTCGGACGAGAACCTCGACCCATTCGACAACGGCGCGGATGGCGAGGCCACGATCTATTATAACATCAACTGCCCGTATCTGGGCGCGGACAAGCGTGCGCACTGCGTCCGGGACGGGTTCGACAAGGAACACGAGCGGGAGCAGTGTGTGGCCTGCAAAATGGAATGGCTGGAGCAGGAGGTTGCCCAATGAAGGTGCTTGTTGCCTGTGAGGAGAGCCAAGCGGTCTGCATCGCCTTCCGGGAGCGCGGTCACGAAGCGTACAGCTGCGACATCCAGGAGTGCTCCGGCGGTCATCCTGAGTGGCATATTCGGGGCGACGCGCTGGAAGCCATGAGGGGGGGTGTTGGGACATGGTGATTGCACACCCGCCCTGCACCTACATGACCAATGCGGGCGCGGTCAGGATGCGCATCAAAGGCGAGATTCAACCGGAGCGGTACGCAAAGGCGATGGAAGCCAAGGCGTTCTTCATGGCGTTCTGGCAGGCCGATATTCCGAAGATTGCTATCGAAAACCCGACGCCGATGAAGATCGTTGGCTTGCCGCCATACAGTCAAGTAATTCAGCCATACTGGTTCGGGCATCCGTACAGCAAGCGGACGTGTCTGTGGCTCAAAGGACTGCCGCCGCTCATGCCGACGGAAATCCTCGACCATCACGAGCCATACGTCAACGGCGGGTGCAAGGACGCCAACGGCAATTACAGACGGTTTCAAGGCCGCAAAGAGCGCGACCCGAAAACGAGAAGCAAAACTTTCCCCGGCATCGCGAGGGCGATGGCGGAGCAATGGGGGTAAAGATAATGACCATCACACTGACAGGCGACCCGCGAACAAAGAAGAACAGCCAACGCATCATCCGCATCGGGCGCGGAT